ATGCAGGTGATGCCCTGGTCATCGAAGACAAGGCAGAACCGGAACGCTCCGGGAAATACCTGATCGAAAAAGTAGAGATCACTTATGACGAATCAGGAGGTTTCTCACGCAAAAATACCCTGAGTTACAAAATATAAAGCCTCCCCCGACCCCTCCAAACGGAGGGGAGCGAAAAGGGGCAAACGTGCCGTTTTAACGAGCGGTACGTCTGAGCCGGTGAGTTAGTCGATTATCCGATTATAATCGATTGTGCGAAATTTTAAAGTGGGTTTAAAGTAAGTTTAGAGCATGGGGGCACTTGAGCAGGCAATCGAACAGGCAATTTTAAAACACGCCGGGAAGTTACAGGTTAAGCAAGTCTTATCCGGAGTAGCCAAAGATGTAGGAGAATTGACCTGTACGGTGGAGCGGCAGGATGCCCCCGCTCTTTATGATGTCCGACTGAATGCGATTGATGATGACCTGGAGAGTTACTTCACGGTTTATCCCGCTGAAGGGAGCCAGGTACTGGTAGCGATCATTGAGAATATGAAGACTGAAGCGGTGTTAATCCGCTGTTCTGAAGTGCAGAAAGTAAAGGCAAAGATCGGTACGACAGAACTGGAGCTTGATACGAACGGGTTTCTTTTCAATAGGAATGATGAGAACCTTCAGAAGGTAATGACTGATCTGATCGCTGAAGTGCAAAAGATCATCGTTGTCCAGGGAACGAGTCCGAATGTTCCAGCCCTGGAGTCGATTAAAAACAGGATGAAATTGATATTAAAATAAAATGGCACTAAACAAAGCAGCACTGGTAACACAACTAAAGGCAATATTCGACGGGGTTTCACCGGAAGCAACTGGTATTACTGATCCTGCCGCACTTCGCCAAAAGATGGCCAATGATATGGCTGATGCCATTGATGCCTTTGTAAAGACAGGAACGGTTGCAGCGGGCATAGCGGTAAGCACAACCGGAACTGCAGCTGCTCAAACAGGAGCAACGACAGCAATAGGAACAATATCGTAAGGGAGATCCTGAGTGATCGCCCATAAATACAAAACTATGAACGGGATATTGATAGGTGATGATTATGATCTAAGGATTGAACCAGTACTGGCCAGTGGGTTGATTGTATCTGGATTGGTCGTTGGCAACATCGACTATCAGCGTTGCCGGATGATCATCGAGGCGCAAAAGGGAGAGTTTAAAGAGTTTCCTACCCTGGGCTTTGGTCTTGACAAATACCTGAAGTCGGGCACTTCACAGAAGCGTCAGCAATTTATCACGGAATTAACGAAGGAACTGAAATCAGACGGGATGACTACAGCCAAAGTGATTGTAGGAGATGACCTGTCACAATTTGAGATTGAGTTATGAAAGCATCCGCTAAATGTATTGGGGTGATCAAGAGTCACGAAGGGTTTAAGAAGAAAGCCTATAAATGTCCGGCTGGCGTCTGGACCATTGGGTTTGGTTCGACAGTTGGGGTTACTGAAGGAATGGTGATCACGGAACAAAAGGCTATTGAGATGCTGCAAAAACACCTTGTATCTGTTGAGAATGATTTGACAAACCTGAAGCTGGCCATCAATCAAAATCAGTTTGATGCCCTGGTAAGTTTTATCTACAACATCGGCATTGGCGCTTTCCGTAAATCGGGTATTCTCCGGACAATCCGTGCAAATGCCAATTCACCAGTTATCCGGACACAGTTTAGTGAATGGGTGAACGGTGGAGGTAAAATACTTCCAGGACTGGTCAGGAGACGTGCAGATGAATCAACCCTTTATTTCTCCTAACCATGGACTGGCTGTATAATCACACCTATAATATACTCTGCGGCTTGTTTCTGGCAATTATCGGATATTTCAGCGAGATCCAGGGAGCCGTACACGTGATGTGGGCTACGCTGGCCTTTGACCTGGTCGTTGGAATTATGACGTCACTATTGAAGCGCAGGGAAAAGTTTTCAATGTCGAAAGCATTCACAGCCGTTGGCCGGGCAATTGGGGCGACAGTATTGGTAGCCCTTCTATATGCAATGGACAAAGAGATGCACCAGGATGTTGCGGCAACCTATAATATAGCAGCCTGGTTGATTGCCGGTTTCTACGTGTGGAGCGCATCAGAGAACATGGATCAGCTCACGGGAGGTAAAATTTTCAGGGTTTTAAGTGGTTTTATCGAAAAAAGAGTTGTAGATACAGCGGGTATTGATTTAAACGAAACAGAAATACACGAACATCATGACTAAATTATTGATTATTACACTCGCATTATTTGCGATCGCATCATGCAAAACAGCACAGCAACCGGTTATAACGGTGCCAATCGAATACAAAGAACGTATTGTTGAAAAGCTTGTTCCTTTCGAATTGCCAACTGACAGTGCAGATATCAGGGCTCTGTTTGAGTGCAATAATTTGAACCAGGTCATCATGAAGAGCCTCACTGAAGAAAAGAGCAAACGCATTAAAAGCCTATTTTCATTCAATGACGGTCTGTTGAAATACAACTTTAAAACTGATTTAGATACTGTTTATCTGAAGGGAAAGGATGTCTATATTTACAAGGATGTACCGGTGTATATAAATGTCACTGGTCCGGAAGTCAACAAACTAACGAAGTGGCAAAGCACACAGATCATGGCCGGACGGCTGTTTCTTGGTTTGATCCTGTTATTTGGAGTTTACAAGGTAGTAAGATGGCAATTCAAAATATAAGCAGGAATGCCTTTGGGGTCCGCGAAGGTCAATCGCTGTTCGATCTATCGATTCAGCTATGCGGATCGGTAGAGAGCATTTTTGATTTGGCCAACCGGAATGTCATTTGCATCACTGACAAATTGATCCCAGGATATATCATGAAGCCCATTGACTTTTGGAACAAAGGGGTTGTCACTTACTTCGACAACCTTGATGTAGTACCTGCCAGCGACACTGACGTGGTGGTTGGTGATGGCAAAGGCACATTTGATAATACGTTTGATTTAACTTTTAGATAAGATATTGACATGGCTGAAGATACTTTAACGAACTTACAAACCAGGATAAATTTAGGTAAGGCTGAAACCGGACCTGGTAAGAATACTAAAACGCGGGTGTTCCAACTGATGCTGGATATCCTGGATACGGTGAAAGGATGGCTGACGAAACTCAATTTTGATATTGATGCCAATGAGAAGAGGATAACCAATCTTCCGGTTGCGGTGGGTGCGACTGAGCCGGTTAGGAAGGGAGAGTTTGATGCACAGGTTTTAGTGACGGCATCAAAAGCCTCAACGATTCAAAAAACAGGCAAAAATAAATTCAATGCCAACGCCTTAGACGTATCGCTTGGCTATTATGTTGACTTTGCGACAGGAAATCTGTCGGCAAGCGTATCTTATAACTCAACAGGGTTTATGCCTGTAACCGCAGGATTAGCTTACACCGTGTCGTATAAGCACAAGTTATGTTGGTATAATTCATCTAAGATTTTTATATCTGGAAGCTCAAGCACCGATCTTAATAAAACTCAGGTAGCCCCTTCCGGCGCGGCCTTTTTGCGCTGCACAGTTGCATTAGCCAACTGGTCAACGTTCCAGGTCGAAGAGGGTTCATTGCAGACTATTTTTGAGGCTTATCGGTTATATCCTGAGTTAAATCCGTCAATAGAAATACCTATATCCTCAATACCGACACTTGTGGACACTCTTAACAGCAAAGTTTCAACTATCGAAATGACAGGCAAAAACAAATTTAATATAAATGCTTTAGATTGCTCACTTAGTTCTTTTTTAGTTTATTCGGAGGGGGGCGTTTTGGCAAATGCTGCATATAATACAACGGGATTTATTCCTGTGACCGCAGGATTATCGTACACACTAAGTGCAAAGCATAAATTGTGTTGGTATAATTTAGCAAAAGCTTTTGTAGCGGGTAGTGATTCGACTGACACAAATAAAACACAGACGGCACCTGCGGGGGTATCCTTCTTACGCTGTACGGTTGCGATTGCTAATTGGTCAGCCTTTCAGGTAGAGGAGGGGACTGCACAAACGTTATTTGAGGCTTATGTGGCTTATCGCGCATTAACAGACGTAAAGGTAGAAATAGCCGATATTGTAGGGTTGACTGACGAACTTGCGGCAGTCCCGACTATAATTTATTCAATCGGGAAAAATAAATTCGACAAAAGCAAGGCGACAATAGGGATGTATTTAAATTCAACCGGATTGCCCACGTCGTCAAACGCCACTTACCACACAACTGATTTTATCCCTGTCACAACAGGGGACGTTATTTGCGCCTCAGGGGCCACCGCTCCTTTGAGATTTACCGCTCAATATGATGCGGCAAAATTATTTATTCCGGGGACATTCTCAGACACTCAGCCGGCATCTATCTTAATCGCAACGGCAAAATATATAAGGATAAGTTTTTACGCTTCAGGAACAGATACTTATCAGGTAGAGTTAGGTAGTAACACTGCCTATGAGCCATTTGTTGCATTTAAGAAGCTAAAGGACATAAAGACTATAGCGTCTGATATTTATGCTATAAATACAGTTGTTGATCCGGCTGTTAGTGCATCGTTGGGATTTTCAAAAACAAACCGGATATCGATGCCGGCAAAACAGTATTTTTTTGCCGGCATCGAAAACACAATTTACCATCAGGCAATAACAGAACGCTGGTTGCCTGATATGTATTTTGTACAGCTTGAAAATGCAACGTTTGTAAACAGGTCAAAGTTTGCCAGATTAACTAATCCGGTCGTGGATGCCTCGGTGGATGCAAAACTTTACAACCTTGATTTTAGTGTTATTTCAACTAAAAATTTCGCCTTATTGGTAGGGGCCCTACTAACCAATAACGGTGCATTAGTGATCAATCCAGTAGGGGATTCACTTTCCTATAATGCTAGTTATTTATTGAGAGCCCGCCAATTATGCCCTGATTTATCTTTTACGGGTTTAAGGGTG